ACCGGTTGTGCTTTTTCCATTGGCTGCGCTCACCACGTCATAGACCCGATAATCTCCTGGTGTATCGTATGTGAATGTTGGGTTGGCTGTGCTGGTTCCGCTCGAAGCACTTGCACCTGGTGCAGTCCATGCGTGACCTGAGATCGTCGAACCAGGCACCCACGAATCAGATGCATCGAATTCCACATCCACAGTTTCTTCATCCAGCCAGACCGCTGCATCTGAACCGAGCACCGGAACGGGGCTGAACGCTGAGTGCTGATCGCTATAAGCAACATCCACATCCATCTTCAGCGCGCCACTATCCAACACGGCATGCTTTGCCCACAGATCAAAGTCATCCACTACAGTGAGATAGATCGTGCCAGGCGTATTCCATTTGATCTCACTGGTCAGACCAATATAAAATGTGCCTGCGATCGGAGCCTTCCGGATCCGACACATCTTCAGATCATAAGCACCTGGGCTGGTGCCCACATACATCGTCATGCCTGGCTTCACATCGCTGAGTGTGCCAGAGCCGGTGTTGAATGAAATGGTATGAACGTTATCGTTGGAACTGGGGACCGATGCCAGCCGCGCTGTATAGACCGTGTTGGGTTTCAGGACTGCCAGATAAAGCTTCGTCCCTTGACCATCACTGCGCAAAAGTTCAAGTTCATCATTGGTGAGTGCCCGCGGCATTATGAACTCTCAACTTCAATAAGATTGCGAAACAAAATTGAAAAGTTTTTCTTTTCCCCATACCAGCGATCTTCTGTGCTATCCGGCCAGATCATCTCCCCTTCGAAATCTGCATAAGTATCATCGTTCTTCTTTGTCCGAATAAATATATGGGCAGAAGCGCCTTCACAGAATTCCTTCAGCTGGTTACGTTCAGCAAGGGTGAGCAATGGGAAGTCCCATTGTGCCACCGGAAAACCTACACCACGCTTTCCCCCGTTCCCTTTGTTCACCGTCCTGGCAAATGGCAAATAGGATGATTTGGGATGCTCCACTGGCGTTTCCAGGTCACTCAAGTTGGTCATGTCATCCAGCGTTGCACCAATTTCGAATTCTGGCATTATGCGCCTCCCAGTGCGCCCACGATCGAGTTCACCAGTTGTTCATTATTCTCAGCGATCATCCCTCGCACCTGCTGTGTGGTGAGACCACTGGAAAAGTTTTGAATGATCGTCTGCTGTTGTGTATTGTTATTGCTGAGAGGTTTGGCAAGCGTGTCTGAAATTGCATCTGGCTGGAGTGATTTCATGAGACCAGCTATGTATCCTTGACCACTCCATATGCCACGTTGCTCCAGTTTCTTCGATGGGGAGTGTGCATCCAACTGAGTATCGAAGGTGTTTAATACAGCTTGCACTGCCTTCGTCGCAGCCAAGATCAAACCGGGGATCCCAAATAACAAGCCGTTTGCAATCCCATAGACGATGAACTTGCCCAGCTGTGACCAGTCTGTTGTGGTGAACGCATTGACAATGAATTCACGGGCACGCGCGAAAATCTCACGAAGCTTATTCATAGCCAACCAGATGTTTGAAAGGAATTCCTGGGCTGCTTCAGATGGGAAACCAAATGCCTCTGCCAAATCCAGAAGAGCACCGCTGCCATCTTCATACAGCAAAACGACTCCATCTCTGATCTTCATCAGCACGTCCCACACCGCGCGAACTTTGGCAATGAGCGCATTAATGTGATCCCGCATGCCCAGGAAGTTGTACTTCCATGCCAGGTAAACAACTCCAACCCACAATAACAGTCCGGCCAGAATAGCCAGGATTGGAAGAAGAGCAACAACAACCGCACCAGCTGCAGGAGCGAGGGCAGCCAACCCTGCGCCGATCGCTGGCAACGTCACACCCAGACCACTCAGCGTTGTTACTACACCACCAATGGTGCTCCCCAATGAAACCAGTGTCCCAATAAATGACAAGACCGGTCCTGCCAGTGCCAGCAAAGCCAACAGCACCACAACCAGTTTCTGCACACCTGGTGGAAGATTGTTAAAGGCGGTTAATAATTTGTTCAATGCACTGACCAGGATTAAAACAAGTGGCAATAAATTCTGACCCAGTAACACAAGTGCATCCTGCAATTGAGCTTTCAAAATGCGTGAGCTGTTCGCTAACCCACTTGATGTTTCTGAAAAATCGTCGATAGCAGGGTTTAACTTACTGTCCAGTGCGATCGCATTGAGAATGATCGCCCGCTGGTTGGCTGTGAGCTTCGATGTGTTTTCCTCCACCAATCCATTGGCAACGCCATAGGTCTTCAAATAAGAATCAGTGATGAATGGGAAGAACTTTTGGATGGGTTCATACTGCCCACGGATCGCAGACTGCCAAGCTGCAGCCACATCCTCCACACGTGCATTATGGAAGGATGCGAGATCTGCAAAATGTTTGACTGCCTGCTCCGCCAGGTCTGTGGATTCTTTAATCCCCATTCCACCGGCGGTGAGCGCTGCACCGATCGAAGAGGCATAATCCAGGTACTGCGTTTTGCTGATGCCCAGGGCGGTGGCTGCTTTGTTGGCATTTGCCACTACGCTATCAGACATCTCACCAAAGACAACGACCGCTTTATTTTTGGTTTCTTCGAAGTCACTGGCAGCTTTTACGGAGGCAGCACCCAGGGCAGCGATGGGTAACGTTAAGCCAAGCGTGAGATTCCGTCCCACGTTCTTCATGCCCTCGCCAAGATTTTGCCCCGCTTCCAGCAACAGAAGCATTCCCTCTTTGCTCTTGGTGATGCCTTTGAGGAATCCACCTACATCGAGGGCAATTTTTCCGTATGCGCTACCTAATTGGATCGCCATCTTTTACCATCTTCCATCAGGACCGATCTTGACCTTTCTTCTCACCAGGTTCCTCGCACTGCGAAAGCCATGACTTTTATCTATCGGCAAATCAAAACCGGCGAAGGGTGTCTTATTGCTGTTCACGTTGTTCTCCACACGCCGGCCAACCGTTAAGGCTATTTCATTCAGTTGCCAGGCTCCCCAGTCTGTTTCCAATCCAAAGATCTCGCTGGGTCTGGTGCCATACGCTGAACCCTGGTTGTGCAGACTGAAAAGGAATTTCAGGAATCGCTCTCTATTCGTCGCGAAAGGAGCGCACCGCCTGGGCATCACGGTTCGCAAAATTCAAGATGAAAATCTTGTCGTCAAGTTTGAGCTCGCTGTAAAGGATGTGTGTGTCATCTGCCATATCGCCGATCATGGGATCAGCCAGGCATGCCTTCACGACATGCTCGAGCAACTTATTGAAGTTGTTCATGTCACCTTGCATCACACGTTTGCCAGCTTCCTCTTCGCTCAGTTTTTGAAACTCTTCGCTGGTGATCAGGTCGATCAACGTGTTAGGAATGCCACCTTCGAGCACGATGTTCGACAGATCTGCATCTCGCAAAAGCACCTGCAGACCACTGGGCAGAGTCTCTTCATGCAATCGCTGTTCACGCCACTTCTTGAGGTTGAGAATACGATCCTGTTGTGATTGCATCATGGCATTCAAGCCATTATTTTTGCCGTTACGCTGGCTCATGATCAGCTCGAAGGAACTTCAAGTTCTTGCTCTTCATCGTTGGCAACGAATTCGAACGCTCTTCCATCAACTCTCACACCAACGAATTTCATCTTGGTGACGAAGAACTCACCGTACTTGAAGTCACCCTGCAGGGCTTCGGTGAGTTTGGCTTTGAAGATCTTGCAGTGGATATCGCCGCCTTCATCGTCCACACTCTTTCCAAAGATCTGGAAATAGGGGAAGGAAGAAGAATCAGCTTCGAGTGTGTTGAGCCCCATACCAGGAGTGAGCGTGTGTCCGGTCATGAGTGCATAAGCATTCAAGCTAATGCCACCGGCTTCTAATTCACCTTCGCATCCGATCGGGATTGTCACGACACCTTGCAATTCATCATCACCTGTGAACTCAGCACTCATCACACGTTCTGTGAATGTGAGAGTGCGCGAGGCAGGCAGGTCTGCGGAATCATCGTTGTCCATATCAACGAGCAAAATATCTCGCAAACCAAAGGGTTTTGTTGGATCAGCCATTTTGTTTCTCCTTGGTTAATTTATCTGTGGCGAACCGCCACAAAACGATGTGAGCCCAGTGGACAATCCAGGGGAATGTCTCTCTGTTGGTTCACACTAAGTTCATATATCAATTGCCATACACCGGTTCCGATTCGTTGGTCATTCAAAAGGTCATAGGTCATCTCCATTGCTTGTTCGATAATGTTGTAACCAGAACGCTGGTAAAAATAGATCGTGACCGGCGTTTGCACACTGCGTTCATAAGGACCACGTTTGGACTCTGTTCCGATCTTGATCAGTGCACAGGGCTTCAACTCTTTTGTGCTTGAATTAAAAGCAGTTGGTGTATCCTGGCGGTTGATCTCTTCCACATCATTGTGGACACCACCGGTGAGCAGGTCCATCAGATCATCATCCGCTTCGAGCGTGGATTTGATATCGTCGCTGAGACTCATTTCATCCAACTCTCCAGCTGATCACTGAACAGCCACACCGCCAGGTTGATCGCATTGGGTAAAATGGATTCGGTCACATCACCGCCCACCAGCTCTGCATAATCATCCATTGCTGGCCAGCTCTCACCATTCAGCCAACCATTCATCTGCGACGTGAATTCCTTTTCATCCATCAGCACCGCGGTCTTGTAGCACAGGCAGTTAGGATGCAAAGGCAATTCGATCTCTCCGACGTCGTAAACCCCTTCCCCATTTTTGCCACCGGTCACAACTTCATCACAAATATCTTTCTCCGGATGCGCTGCGCTCAGATGAATCTTTTCCTTCTCCACCCAGGGCTGGCTCATCAGGATCTTATCGGTGGCCAGTGCATGCGCCTTCTGGATCTCGGTTCGTGCCAGGCGTAATGCGTTATAGGCTACACCACGCCCATCACACTGATCACCCCGCAACAGGCCGGTGGTATCACCAGAGGCGATCTCACTCTTTGTTCGACCATACAGCCTGGTCGAAGTCCAGCGCGGGCAATCCTGGTTCGCACCTAGGAACTGCTCGAGTTGCTGCGCAATGTCCCACGCAGAATCACCATCGGCAATTCCCTTCATCAAAATGGATGAAATCCCGTCCTGTGCTTCACGGTCCACATTCCAGATCCGCTGGGAGAGATCCAAGCCATCGCCGTATAAATGTTCAGCGGCTGCTTGCAATAATGCATCGAGCTGAGGATCGAACACCCCACGCGAAGCGTTCACCGCTTCTTCCACCTTAGTGCTCTTCGTGTCCTTTGTGGTGAGAGGTATTACCAATCTCTCATGAGAAACCGCCATCACCCCAAACGGGATCGATGCAGCTTCCTCGCGTGCCTGCTCGAATTGTTGGGTCCATTCTTCGAACAGGTTATTCCACATCGCCAGCAAACGAGTTTGTACCTGCAGTCCGGAGGCA